AAAAATAGTGGAGGAACTACTCAATTTACTTCTAATCAAACAACAGGGGTTAGATTTGCGGCAAGTGGAGGAACATCAATAGCTTTTTCAAGTGCGACTCAGTTAGTTACCTTTAGTTCTACTGATACTAATGAAACATATACACTTCCAGTTGCAGCAGGAGGATCAAATTCAGCTTCGGTTCAATTAACAGCAGGTGGAACTGGATCAGGAGTTAAATCAACAGTAACATTTAATGGTACTGGATCAGGTGTTAAAGTAACAGAGAGTACAGGAAATAACGGTAGTATTACTATAGGTTTACAAGATGACGTTACAATAGCAGATTCTTTAACTGTTGTTCAAGATGTTGGTGTAGGAAATGATTTAACTGTAACAAATGATTTAATTGTATCAGGTACTGGTTCATTTACAGGTCAAGTTACTGTGCCAACAGCAAATACAGGAACAAGCGCACCAAACTTAGCTCAAGTAGAATTACTTATTGCAGGAGTAGGTGTTTTCCAAGGAGCATATAACGCAAACACAAACTCTCCAGCTATATCTGGAGGAAGTAACGTGGCTCTTAATTTAGGAGATTACTTTGTAGTGTCTGTTGCAGGTAATAACGGAGGATATTTTCCGACTTTAGAACCTGGTGATTTTATATTTGCAGATGCAGATATTGCAGCAAACTCAAGTCCAGCAGCTTCAGCATATACAGTTGTCCAGGCAGATGCCAACATCGCAGGTTCTGGTAGTACAGATGGTGGAACAAATAAAGGTGCATCTGGATTTGATTCAGCTAACTTTACAGTAAGTTCTAATGGTTGGGTTCAATTAAACAATCAAGGTACAGCAGGTAACTACGGAGATGCTAATGAAACAGTAACTCTTGCAGTAAATGCAGATGGTATTATTACTTCAGCTTCAGAACAAGCAATTGCAATTACAGCATCTCAGGTAACTGATTTCTGTACAGCGGTTGATACTTGTGTTGCTGATAATGGTGTAACTGCTAATATAGGAGATGGATCAGCTGTAGCTTACGCTATAAATCATAATTTAAATACAAGAAATGTAATTGTATCATGCTATAGAAACTCTACTCCTTTTGACACAGTTATGTTGGATGTAGAAAGAACAAGTGTAAATCAAGTTACTTTAAGAACAACAGCTGCTTTATCCTCTAATCAAGTGTCAGTTATTATTACAAAAGTAACATAGTAGTACATAACATTTTAAAACAAATCAAATAGATGGCAATTAATTTTTTAGCAAACCAAACGATTGATAATACTATTAAATTTGTAGGGGGTGGAGAAAACTACGCTACATTAAAAATGGTTTCTCAAGGATTGGAGGTATCAGTAGGAGATCCTGCTAATACAACTAATCCTTTAGTTCATTTTGATGGTGCTTATGAAAGAGTTCTTATAGGCTCAACAACTGCTGCCAATACACCTTATTTGCGAATAGGAGGAGCAGGGAATCAAAGCTCAAGATTAGAACTTACTGAAACTACAACAGGTGTAGGTAAAGATATGAATTATGGATTTTCATTTAATCAAACTGGAAATGTAAGTAATACATTAGAAATAAAAAGACACAGTAATAGTACTGCTGGTTCAACTGTAATGACTCTTGCAAGAGACAATAATAATGTAGTTTTTACTGGATTAGTATCTGGTATTACGCCTACTTCTGCTGCAAACTTTGTTACTAAAGCATATGCTGATGGTCTTACTCCTGGTTCTGGTATTTATTTACCAATTAATAATCCAACTTTTACAGGCACATTAACAGGGCCAACTGCAAATTTCACAAGTACGGTGACTGTCGATAATATGTTAACTATAAATATAAATGACATATCAACAGGTGAGAATAGAGGGTTAAGATTAATAAACGAAGCAGGTACAGATCAACAGTGGAACATTACGGCTGGTACTACAGGAATAACTAATGATGATTTTTGTATTAGAGATTCAACAAACAATGTAAATGCATTTAGGTTATCCGAAGTAACTGGTAATGCAACTTTTGCAGGACAAGTAACAGCAACAGAATATAACCTGCCATCAGGAGGTGTGCTTGATTGGGCTAACGGAGATGCACGAATTATAGAAGGATTAGTTAATAATTATAGTTTATCTTTTCAAACTTGGGATGGTACTAATTTAAATACAGCATTAAGATTAGATGGAAATAATAATGCAACTTTTACAGGAAATGTACTTGCAACAAATGTTTATGTTGATACAAAAATTATTCATAACGGTGATGCAAATACTTATATACAATTTGCGGACACTAACGATAAAATTATTTTAGCAACAAATGGTAGTGATGCTTTAACAATAGACGCTTCTCAAGCTGCAACTTTTACAGGAAATGTAATAGTTCAAGGGACAAGTGCAGCAGGGTATGTAAAATTATCAGGAGATGGGAATGGAGCAATTTATACCTCTAATGGAGATATGCAGTTTTTTACTAATAATGCTGCTTATACTACTAAATTCTATTCGGCTAATAAGGGTTCTACATTACTAACAATTTTAGATAATGGAAACTCAACTTTTGCAGGAGATGTTGGTTTGGGTGGAACAGGTTTATATACAGCTTTACATTCTTTAAATATAGATGGAACAGGTTTAGCAATTAAAAATGATGCAAACGGTTCAAATAATAATTGGAGTAGTATAAAAAATACTGCTACAGCCAGTACATCTAATTTTGTATTTACTACAGGTGCAGGTATATCATTAACTTTAAACCACAATAAAAGCGCAACATTTTCATCTAACGTGAATATTGATAACGATCTTACAGTGTCTGGTGGTGATATTACCCTTGGCGGAACTGGAAGAATACAAGGTATAGATACAGTTTCTGCTTCTACAGATGCAGCAAACAAAGCTTATGTGGATGCTAATTCATCATCATTATCAGGTTCTGGTGCTGGTGGTAGAGTAACTATCTGGAGTGGAACTAACATCCTTAGTTCTGATGCACAACTTCTTTTTGACACTTCAACAAACAAACTAACATCCACTCTTTTTCAAATACCAAACAACGGTGATTACTTAGGAACAGATACAGGTGGTAGTGCCAGAACCTTAATATCTTTAACTTCTGGTAATGATGTTGAGGTTTCAAACTCAGCTCTTACTACTGGATCTGATACTATAATATATTTTGGAGATAATTTCCGAGTAAAAGATGGCAGTACAAACCGACTTTCAATAAGCTCAAATGGAACTATGAGCAATTTTGGGAATACATTTAATTCTGGGCCAATAAATTTAGATGAGGGTAGTAAAATAGTTTTTGATGTTGATGGTGATAATTGGAATTATATTTATGCTAATTCAGGAAATACTGATATGGCAGTTGGAGGAACTCTTACTTTAATAAATATAGAAGAAAATTTATTTGGAGATATAAAGTTAGAAAATATTTATAGCATTATAAATGGTTCAACTTCAAGTAACGCTACATTTATTCCTGTTTATACAGATTCTGCAAGTAGCACTGTTCCAAGACTATTGAGAGAGCAAACACCAGCACAGTTTTTATCAAATGCTGGAGCTATAACAGGAGCAGGAGCAAGTGGTAGAGTAGCCTTTTTTACAGGAACTCGAACGCAAGCATCTGACGACTTGTATTGGAACTCAACTCAAAATGCTTTAGGTATAAACGTAAACCCAACTTCAGGAACAGCTGGACATTTACAAATGCCAGGAACTACAAACAGTGGTGGTAAATCAATATTTATAAACACTACTTTATCTTCAACTTACGGAGCTTTAGGTATAGATGTTAAAACTCCGAGATACGGTAGCGCAATTCAATTAACAAGCAATCAAACTTCAGGTTCTACTGTAATGAAGATACTTAGGTATACTGGAACTCAAGTTGGAAGCATTGTCGCAAACAATGGATCAACAAGTTTTAACACAAGTTCTGATCGTAGGTTAAAGGAAAAAATAACAAAAACTCTGGATGGCGCTGGGGAAGTATTAGATCAATTGCGCCCATGTAGATTTACCTTTGTTGATCCTAAAGATCCGTTTGCGTTCGGTCCTAATGTCGCTGGTTTTATAGCAGATGAGTTACAAGAGGTTGTTCCAGATGCAGTTTCAGGTCTTGCAGGCGAAGTAGATAATAATAGAGAGTCTCCAAATTTTGGCCAACCGATATATCAACAGGTTGATGCGACTAAATTAATTCCTTATTTAACGCAAGCTATTAAAGATTTACAAGCAAGAGTAACCAGTATAGAGAAAAGACTACCAAGAGAGCCTGGCCCAAGGGAGTTTAAAGAATTATAAATTATAAGAAAAATATACTTATATTTGTATTAAGTTTAATAAATAAAATATAATCAAATGTCAAAACAATTAAGTAAAGAGCAGTTAGAATTATTACAGGGTTTACAAAAACAATTTAATGATTCAAAATTTGAAATTGCAGATTTAGAAATTAAAAAAGCAGATCTTATATCTGGAATAGCTGGTATCAAAGAAAAATTCGCAGAACAAGAGAAATCTTTAATGAAGGAATTTGGTAAAAATGCAGTTATTAACTTACAAACAGGTGAGGTTAAAGACGAAGAAGAAAAGCCTTTAAAGGCAGTAGAATAAAACAACATGGCAAAAATTAGCAACACATCAGCGTATCCTAACATTAGCAATCTTGATGCAGCAGATTATTTAATTATAACTGACGCGGAAAATAATCTAATGACAAAAACAGCAACACTTGCACAAGTATCAAGTTTAGTTGCTCAACCGTATACGTCTTACGTGGCTAATTTTTCTCAAAGCGGAACAGCTGATCCAGTTGCTTCAGAACTTCAAAACACAACAGGCTTATCTTTTACATGGACACGAAATAGTTCAGGAGTTTACGACATAACACCAAGCAGTCCTTTTAAGTCAGGTAGAGCCTGGTGGATGATTGCTGGATTTGGTGCTGCTGAAGATAAGCAGGTTTTTGGAAAATTTGTAGGTGTTACGTTTTCACGATTTGTAAACATAGATACTACAACTGGTGTTACAGAGGACAGCATTGATGAAGGTCATGTAGAGATAAGAATCTACCTATAAACAAATGGACATAAGAAAAATTTCAATCGGAGCAGATTACAAGTCTGGAGCTATGCATTACATAGTTGGTCAGGATGTTTTAGGCGGTAGTTATGGGATACATCTTATACAGCATGACGTTTCTTCAGAGTCTTATAAAATATGGATTATGAAGCAAGATGAAATTTTACTTTGGAAAGAATTTAAATGCACCCTCCCTATATCTTTAGAATATAATATTAATTTTTAATATGAAAAAAATTATTAAAAAAGATTGGAAAGATATACTTTGGGAAAAAATGTCAAAAGACGAAAAAGAAAAACCAAGTGTATTTGATAAAAAAACAGTTTTAAAAACTGAAAATAATTTAGTCTAAATTAAATAAAATGAAATCTCCTTACTCGTTTATTGTAAAACCTTATAATAATAAGAGATACGATAATACAAAAAAATATGGTGAAACTGATTTTATCATAAGTACTTCAGAAGAAGACCATAGCGCGTCTAATCGTTATGCTGTTGTAGTATCAACACCTATAGATTACTCAGGGCCTGTAAAAGAAGGAGACACCCTTTTAGTTCATCATAATGTATTTAAGTTTTATAACGATATGCAGGGCCGAAGAAAAAGCGGTAAAAGTTATTTTAAAGATGACTTGTTTTTTGTTGATCCTGATCAATTCTTTTTATACAAACAAAATAAAGAATGGAAAGGTTATAATAAATATTGTTTTATAAAACCATCTGCTTCAAAAGATTCTTTTATTAAAAAATCTATTACAGAAGAACCTTTGTTCGGAACTATTAAATACATTAACGATCAGCTTTTAAGTATGGGTTTAAAAGTTGGTGATGAGATTTCTTATCAACCAGAAAGTGAATATGAATTTAATGTTGATGGAGAAAGACTTTATAGGATGTTTACCAACAATATAACTTTTTCTTTATGATATATATTGTAGATGATTTTGTGCAAAAAAATCTTTTTGAAATAGCCAATAAACATTTAGACAGTAATGAGTTTAAAAAAACTGAAGCTGGAAACAAAGATTTTCATATTCAACAATCAAATGAAGAGTTTGATAAATACATAACACAAAAAATATCTATTATTGAGGGTAAGGAAATTAAAAATATTTTAAGTTTTTTTAGAATTGCTACAGATAAATTAGACGTTTCTTGGCGTATTCATTCTGATTTAAATATTAAAGGTGAGAAACCTGATAGAGCTTTAGTTCTTTATTTATCGCCCAGAGAAAAAGAAAATTTGCATGGTACAGCATTATGGGAACATGATGTTTATGGTAGAGAGTTACCTAAAGATATTAGTGATACTGATTATGATAAAATAATAAAAGTAGATGCTAATAATTTAGATAGATGGAGATTAAGTACGGTTGTTGGTTATGAAGAAAATAGATTGGTTTCATATCCTTCAAGTTATTTTCATAGCAAATATCCTAATGTATCTTGGGAAGAAGGTAGAAAGGTTTTTGTAATGTTTTACAAAGTTTCTGATTATGAATAAAAAAAATATTAATAAATAAAAATCTGATTGGGAGGATAAAGCAGATAAACTAAAACTTAAATATAATCGAAATCAAGATGGATATAAAAAACATAAAAAGAGAGATTATAAAAGCTGGTGAGTTAGCTGTACAGCAATTAATTAAAGTGGCAAAGGCAGATATTATTAAATATGATAGTGAAGATGACCTTGCGGCAGATAAATTAAAAAACGCAGCGGCAACAAAAAAATTAGCAATATTTGATTCGTTTGAAATATTAAAAAGAATACAAGAAGAAAAAGATTTATTAGAAGGAGTTGATACTAAAGTAAATAACACACCAAAGGGATTTGCAGAAAGAAAGTCAAAATAAACTATATATTGAGCTTATTAACATAGTTCCAAAAAATGTTTTGTCTATAAAAAACAAAGCTAAATCATGGTCTTATGGTTATAATGAAAAATATAATTTTGTTGTTATTTCACGCACAGGTCAAATTGATCAAATAATAAACATACAAGGATTAAACATTGCTCTTCCTAAAATATCTAAAGAAGTATATAAGAGGTCTGAAAAAAAAGACGAACAACACTGGTCTCCTCAAGAAATACCAAAACCTTTAAAAAAAATAAAGTCTATTTTTCAATGGCATGATGCTCCTGCAAGTTTTAAAAATGAGTGGGTTGATTACATAGAAAGTCAATTTGATTATAGAGAACAAGGTTATTGGTTTATGAATAATGGGAAACCTACATACATAACTGGTTCTCACTGGATGTACATACAGCATACTAAAATTGATGTTGGTCTACCTGACTTTAGGGAAGCAAATAGAATTTTTTATATACATTGGGAAGCTTGCAAGGCCGATAAAAGAAGTTTTGGTAATGATTATTTAAAAATTAGACGTTCAGGTTTTTCGTTTATGGCTTCCGAGGAGTGTGCAAATATAGGCACGATTACAAAAGACGCAAGGATAGGTATATTGTCTAAAACTGGTTCTGACGCAAAAAAAATGTTTACCGATAAGGTTGTCCCTATATCAAATAATTATCCTTTCTTTTTTAAACCTATTCAGGATGGTATGGATAAACCAAAAACTGAATTAGCTTTTAGAGTTCCAGCTTCTAAGATTACTAAAAAAAATATGTATTTAAATGAAGATCAAGAGCTTGAAGGTTTAGATACAACAATTGACTGGAAGAATACAGGAGATAATAGTTATGATGGTGAAAAATTAAAATTATTAGTTCATGATGAAAGTGGTAAATGGGAGCGACCAGACAATATCTTAAACAACTGGCGAGTTACGAAAACGTGTTTACGTTTAGGTAGTAAGGTTATTGGGAAATGCATGATGGGTTCAACATCAAACGCATTAGATAAAGGTGGATCTAATTTTAAAAAATTATATTACGACTCTGATGTTACTAAACGTAACTCAAACGGACAAACAAAAAGCGGATTGTATAGTCTGTTTATTCCTATGGAATGGAATATGGAAGGATTTATTGATATGTATGGAATGCCTGTTTTTGAAACTCCTGAAAAGCCTATAAAGGGAATAGATGGTGAAATGATAAATCAAGGAGCTATTAATTATTGGCAAAACGAAGTGGATTCTTTATCTAATGATCCAGATGCATTGAATGAATTTTATAGACAGTTTCCAAGAACTGAGTCTCACGCATTTAGAGATGAAAGTAAGCAGTCAATATTTAATCTTACTAAAATATATCAACAAATAGACTACAACGATTCTTTAATAATAGACAGATATGTTACTCAAGGATCTTTTTCTTGGGAAAATGGAATTAAAGATACAAGGGTAATTTGGTCACCAAATAAAAGAGGAAGATTTTTTGTATCTTGGTTACCAGAAAAGGCATTACAAAACAATGTTATTACTAAAAATGGAAAGCGATATCCAGGTAATGAACACTTAGGTACATTTGGATGTGATTCATATGATATTTCAGGAGTTGTAGTTGGAAAAGGATCTAACGGTTCTTTGCATGGCTTAACAAAGTTTAATATGGGTAACGCTCCAAGTAATGAGTTTTTTTTAGAATATATAGCTCGGCCTCAAACTGCTGAAATATTTTTTGAAGAAGTACTTATGGCTTGTGTGTTTTTCGGAATGCCAATATTATGTGAAAACAATAAACCTCGTTTATTGTATCATTTAAAAAATAGAGGTTACAGAGGTTTTAGTATAAATAGACCTGATAAAACATTTAATAAATTATCTAAAACTGAAAAAGAATTAGGTGGGATTCCCAACTCAAGTGAAGATGTGAAACAATCACACGCTTCTGCAATAGAATCATACATAGAAAAATATGTTGGTTTAGATATGGAGGGGAGTTATAGAGATAAAGATGATATGGGTATATGTTATTTTCATAGAACTTTAGAAGACTGGGCCAAGTTTGATATAAATAACAGAACCAAGTTTGATGCTTCTATTAGTTCAGGTTTAGCTATAATGGCGAATCAAAAGCACTTGTACACCCCTGCTAAAGAAAAATCAAAAATAAGCATTAACTTTGCAAGATATAATAATACAGCCTCGGTTAGTCAATTACTTAACAAATGAAAGATGTAAATATACAAGTTAACTCTGCTGCTTTTCCTGATCAATTTGAATCGGATTCCGTAAAAGGTCAAATGGAGTTTGGATTGAAAGTAGGACAAGCAATACAGTATGAGTGGTTTAGGAGAGATAGTGGTTCATGTAGGTTCTATAATCAATGGGCAGACTTTAATAGATTAAGGCTTTATGCCAGAGGAGAGCAATCTATTGCTAAATATAAAAATGAAATTTCAGTAGATGGTGATCTAAGTCACTTAAACTTAGACTGGACTCCAGTGCCAATTATTCCTAAATTTGTTGATATAGTTGTTAACGGAATGTCTGATAGGTTATTCAAAATAAAAACATATGCTCAAGATGCTATGTCAGCAGAAAAAAGAAATGTTTTTCAAGACATGATTCAAGCCGACATGGTTTCAGCTCCTGTATTACAGCAGTTAGAAAAAGATTTTGGAGTACCTGTTTTTAGTGTAGCAGAGGAAGAACTTCCAGGGAATGATCAAGAGATGGAGTTGTATATGCAAATGAAATATAAGCCAGCTATTGAGATTGCTCAAGAGGTAGGTATTAATACTTTGTTAGATGAAAATCATTATCAAGATATAAGAAAACGAGTTGATTACGATCAAACAGTTATAGGTATTGGAATGTGTAAACATATGTTTCTACCTGGATCTGGAGTTAAGATTGATTATGTTGATCCAGCAAATGTGGTTTATAGTTATACTGAAGATCCTTATTTTAAGGACAACTTTTATTGGGGTGAAATAAAAACAGTTCCGATTGGGGAGTTAATAAAAATAGATCCAGATTTATCTCTTGCAGATTTATCAGAAATTTCTAAATACAGTCAAGATTGGGCGCAATATTATGATGGAGCGCAAGCTTTTAATAATAGTATGTTTAATAAAGATACTGCTACATTATTATATTTTAATTATAAGTCTACACATTCTTTTGTTTATAAAAAGAAAAGAATGCCAGATGGTAGTTTTAAGACTGTAGAAAAAGACGATTCTTTTAATCCTCCACAAGAAATGATGGATGAGGGTAATTTTGAGAAAGTAACTAAACGAATTGATGTTTGGTATGATGGTGTAATGGTTATGGGTACTAACATTATGCTTAAATGGAAATTGAGCGAAAATATGGTTAGGCCAAAATCTGCAAATCAATATGCAAGACCAAATTATATAGCGTGTGCGCCAAGAATGTACAAAGGTTCTGTAGAATCTTTAGTTCGTAGAATGATTCCATTTGCAGATTTAATTCAAATGAGTCACTTAAAAATACAACAAGTAGTTTCAAGAGTAGTTCCTGATGGAGTGTTTATTGATGCTGATGGTTTAAATGAGGTTGACTTAGGTACTGGAGCTGCATATAATCCTGAAGACGCATTACGTTTGTATTTTCAAACAGGTAGTGTTATCGGTAGGAGCTATACTCAAGATGGAGAATTTAACAATGCAAAAGTTCCAATTACTCAGCTAACAGCTTCAAGTGGAGCAGGTAAAATGCAAATGCTTATAGGTAACTATAATCATTACTTAGATATGATAAGAGCTGTAACAGGCTTAAATGAAGCGCGTGATGGATCAAGTCCTGATCCAAATTCTTTAGTAGGGGTTAATAAATTAGCTGCATTAAATTCAAATACAGCTACAAGGCATATATTACAAGCGAGTCTATATATGACAAGAAGTTTGGCTGAATGTTTATCTATAAGAATGGCAGATATATTAGAATATGCTGATTTTAAAGATGAGTTTGCTATGCAGATTGGAAAATATAATTTGCAAATTATTGATGAAATAAAAGATTTGTATTTATATGATTTCGGAATATTTATTGAAATGTCTCCAGATGAAGAGGAGAAGGCTATGCTGGAACAAAACATTCAAATGGCTTTATCTCAGAAGAATATAAGTTTAGAGGACGCGATTGATATCAGAGAGATTCATAATTTAAAAATGGCAAATCAGCTATTAAAATTAAAACGTAAGCAAAAAGAAGAAAGAGAACAGCAAATGCAAATGCAACAGCAAGAGATGCAGTCGCAACAACAAATGCAAGCACAAGAAGCTGCTGCTCAACAACAAATGCAAATAGCTCAAGCCACTTCTGCGGCTAAAATGGAAACAATGACTGCTCAAAATCAAATGCAAATTCAAAAAATGCAAATGGAGGCTCAGTTAAAAACTAAATTAATGGAGGTAGAATTTAACTACCAAATGCAATTACAAGGTGTTGAGCAATCTCAATTAGAAGACAGAGAAAAAAGTAGAGAAACAAATAAAGCTGATAGATTAAATAATCAATCATCTAATCAATCAAGAATGATAGAACAAAGAAAACGTAATCTACCTTCTATTAATTTTGAATCTAATGAAGATAGTTTAGATGGGTTTGATTTTGCGGAATTTAATCCAAGATAAACTACTTAAAATTATAATTAAATTAGTATTAACTTTGTTAAAAATAAAATCAAATGGAATTTAAAGTAAAAGAAGTAACAAAAGAAGAGAAGTCTCGTGTTGAAGTAGAGAATGATTTACTAAAAGCACATGAAGAAAAATTTGACGATTCAGCAAATAAAGAAACTGGAATAGATAAAATTAATTTATCTAATATTAATTCAACCGAAGAAAAAGTTGAAGAAAAAGTTGAAGAAAAAGTTGAAGTAAACACACCGTCAGAGATAAATGACAGAGATGTTCTTTCATATATAAAAGATAGATACGACAAAGATATTGAATCTGTTGATGAATTATTTGCGGAAAAAGAGGCAAATGTAGATTTACCAGATGATGTGTCAGCGTATTTTAAGTACAAGCAAGAAACAGGTCGTGGAATTGAAGACTTTTATAATTTACAAAAGGATTTTGATTCTATGGATGATGATGCTGTACTGGCTAATTACTATTCATCAACTGAAGAAGGTTTAGATGAAATAGATATTCAAGATATTATTGAGGATAAATTCAGTTTTGACGAAGACCTGGATGAACCAAGAGAAATTAAGAAGGTAAAATTAGCTAAAAAACGTGAACTTTCTAAGGCAAAGAAGTTTTTAAATGAACAGAAAGATAAGTACAACATTCCTCTTGAGTCAAGTGGGGGTGCATTATCTGAAGATCAAGAAAAAAACATTAATGCTTATAAAAGTTATATAGAGGAATCTAAAAGTTTAGAAGAGGCAAACGGTAAAAAAGCTAAATTTTTTACAGACAGAACAAATGATGTGTTTAACAGTGATTTCAAAGGTTTTGATTTTAATGTGTCTGATAATAAACTTACTTTTAAACCAGGGACTGCGGAAGAATTAAAAAATGTTCAATCTAATGTTGGTAATTTTATCGGCAAATATTTAGATGAAAGTGGATTAATTAAAGACGCTGTAGGTTATCATAAGGCTTTATCGGTAGCGATGAATCCTGATAAATTTGCTCAATATTTTTATGATCAAGGTGTAGCTAACGCTGTAGATGATGTTTCAAGAAAATCTAAAAACATTAATATGGATCTTAGACAACAATCTCAAACTGTTTCAAAAGATGGAATGAAAATACGCCCTGTGACTACTAATAATCGTAATGAGCATGGAAGAGGACTCAAAATTAGAAGTAGTAAAAATAATTAATTTAAAATAATAAAAAAATGGCAGTAAATTTAACACCAGGATTTGACTTGCAACCAAGTGCGCAGCAAACTCCTTTATCAACAAACTACATAAACAACTTTGATTTCTTAAATCAGTATCTTCCAGATACTTACGAAAAGGAATTTGAGCGTTATGGAAACAGATCAGTAGCATCATTCTTGAGAATGGTAGGAGCTGAAATGCCTTCTAACTCGGATTTAATTAAATGGGCAGAACAAGGTAGATTACACACAAAATATCAAGGATGTACTTCTGCTTCAGCAGCAGGTGCAGTAGATGGTGTTTGGACAGTTCCAGGAGTAGGAGCAGCGCCAGGAGCTGGAGCTAACAATCCTACTAACTTTAATCCACAGTTAAATGCTAATTCAGGTATTTTAGCTACACTTAGAGTTGGACAAACTGTAATGATTTCTGACAATACAGTTGGATCAACATTACAGAATAAAGCAATTATCAAAGTAGCTCCAACTTCAGCAGCTCCAGGAACATTTACTGTAGCTTATTATGAAGCAGGCGGTCAAGCAATGGCAGCAGCAGCAGGATGTGATATTTTTATCTATGGTTCTGAATTTGCAAAAGGTACTAACGGAATGGTTGGTTCTAACGAGTCTGATGACTTTATTTTTGACAACAAGCCAATTATTATCAAAGACAAATATTCTGTTTCTGGTTCTGATATGGCTCAGATTGGTTGGATTGAAGTTACATCTGAAGCAGGTGCAACAGGATACTTATGGTATTTGAAATCTGAACATGATACAAGATTACGTTTTGAAGATTACTTAGAGACAGCAATGGTGGAAGCAGTTCCAGCAGACGCAGCTTCTGGTGCGGCAGATTTCTTACAAGGTGTGGGAGTAGGTGCAGGTGCAGCTAATCTTTCAGGATCTGATGGTATCTTCTACGTGGTAGGAAATAGAGGTAATGTATTCGGTGGTGGAAACCCAGTTGCTTTAGCTCAATTTGACAATGTTATTCAAAGACTTGACAAGCAAGGTTCTATTGAAGAAAATGTAATTTTTGTAAACAGACAATTCTCATTTGATATTGATGATATGTTGGCATCACAAAACTCTTATGGAGCAGGTGGTACTTCTTATGGTTTATTTGACAATGATAAGGATATGGCTTTGAACTTAGGTTTCACAGGATTCCGTAGAGGTTATGACTTTTACAAGTCTGATTGGAAATACTTAAACGATCCTACAATGAGAGGTGGAGTAAATGCAGGAGCAATCAATGGACTTTTAGTTCCAGCTGGTTCAACAACTGTATATGACCAAATCTTAGGAAAGAACGCAAAACGTCCTTTCTTACACGTTCGTTATAGAGCTTCTGAAACTGAAGATAGACGTTACAAAACTTGGATTACTGGTTCTGCTGGTGGTGCAAGAAATAGCGATCTTGATGCAATGGAAGTAAACTTCTTGAGTGAAAGAGCTGTATGTACTTTAGGTGCAAACAACTTCTTCTTATTCCAAGATGCATAGTAAATAGTAGTAATACTTACCCTCGTTATAATGACGAGGGTAATTATTTTTTATAAATCAAATTAAATTATATTATAATGTCAAAACAAAAAGAAAAGTACGAAAACAAAGCCTATAGACTTTCAGGCAACCAGTATCCACTTTCATATATGCTGGCTTCAAGGCATTCAAGTAGATCTCCTTTATTACATTTTGATGAAGAACAAGGTATTAACAGACCTCTTCGTTATGCAAGAAACCAGAGAAGCCCATTTGAGGATGAGCAAGATGGTAATGCAATTTTAGAGCCTATTGTTTTTGAAGATGGTATGTTAATGGTTGAGAAACAAAATCAATCATTACAAAAATTCTTACACTATCATCCAAGTAATGGAATGGTGTTTGAAGAAATAAATAATTCTCGCGATGCGTCTGTTGAATTAGAATACGTTGAAGCGGAGTTAAATGCTCAAATAGAAGCTAAAAAAATAACTACTGATGTAAATAAATTAACTTCAGTATGTAGAGTTTTAATGGGTAATGGTGTAGACAATATGACTATTCCAGAATTAAAAAGAGATATTCTTTTATACGCTAAATCAAGACCAGAAGATTTTATGAATACCATAAATGATCCAATGTTAGAATTAATGGATACAATCCATCAATTTGTAATAGCAGGTTTTATTGCGTTTAGAAATAACAATAAAGATGTTTATTATAATTTACCTAACAATAAAAAGAAAATGCTAACAGTTCCTTACGGAGAAGATCCAAACTATATTGTTGGTTCTTTTTTACAATCAGATGAAGGACTTGAGGTTTATAAACTTTTAAAAAATAAATTAAAGAATAAAAAGTAAAAAATCAACTAACCGAAAAATAGCTACCTTAAAAGGGTGGCTTTTTTTTTGCTATATTTGTACTTTATTAACCCATTAAAAACTTTTTATAAAATGGTAAAATTTCTTAAAATTACGAATGCTCCTATTACTGGTCAATTGATCAGTCTTGATGGAGTAAAAGCGGTTGCTACAGCAACAGCTACGGCAGTAACAGTTACAATCGATTATGTTGATGGAACTACTACTACAATTACAACAGCAGCTCAAGTAGCTCATGATGTTTACAACTCTATATTAGAGAATATAGAAGTAGCATTAGCTACATCTTGGCAGAAGCCTTATTATGAGGTAAGTCTTCCAAAAGCTGTGACAAGTATTCTTAATGCATAACAGCATTAATTAAGAATACAGCAATACAATCATACTTTAATTAATCAAGAGGTTACAAAAAAAAGTAACCTCTTTTTTTTTGCTATCTTTGTAAAAAGAATTAATTATGCCAATAAACGAAGTACGAAACACTGTATTAGCCATAGCAAATAAAAATAATTATGGATATATATCTCCTCAAGATTTTAATTTATATGCTCAACAATCTCAAATGGATATGTTTGAGGATTATTTTTATCAATACAACAATCAAATAGTAAAAGAAAATCAAAGAATTTCAGGTACTGGTTATGCGGATATTACAAAAGGATTAGCAGAGGTTATAGATACTTTTTATGTAAATATTCCTTTATTAAATAATCCTGGGATTATAGGAGCTGCAAGTATTGCACCAAATCTATATACACTACCTTCTGATTATTATTTGATTAATAAGATGTTGGTGTTTACTAAAGTATTGGCTTCAGGAGTAACAACTTCGACCAATGGCGCTGCTACAGCGGTAAACGACACTACAGCGGATTTTATTGCGGCAGGAGTAGCTGTTGGGGATATTGTTTCTGCAATTTCAAATGGAGCGGTTTATAACACCGTAATTTCTACAGTTGTAAACGCAACAAATCTTTTAGTCTTTGCAACAGCAGGTGAAACAGTTTGGGATAATGTAGGAAAAAGTTACAATATATATTCAGCCAATGATATTGTTGAAGCAGAAAGAGTAGCACAAAGTAAAATTACAATGTTAAACAACTCTGTTTTAACAAAACCAAATATAAGCTATCCAGCATACACTCAAAATGCTCTCGTAGCAGAAGCTTTTCCTATTACGATAAATACACCTGGAAGATTTACATCACAGTACATTAGATATCCTTTAGCTCCAAACTGGACTTATGCTGTTTTATTGGCTGGAGAACCTTTGTTTGACGCTTCAGCGGCTGATTATCAAGACTTTGAATTACCTCTTTCTGATGAACCTATGTTAATAGCTAAGATTTGTCAATACGTAGGTCTTGAAATAAGAGAAGCTGATGTAGTTGCTTTTGGGAAGGATATGGAGGTTTCAGATAATCAACAACAACAATAATAATTATGGCATATATAAATGATTTCGCATATTATCAAAATTCAGGTGCTGCTCCAACTGATGCAAACTGGGGTTCTTATCAATTTCTTTCTTTAGCTGATATAGTCAATAATTTTATGTTGATGTATCAAGGTAATCATGAATTAATAAACAACTTAGAACGGTATCAAGTTTTGTTTCATGCTAAAAGAGGAATACAAGAACTAAATTATGATGCAATGAAGGAGATAAAAATTCTTCAATTAGATATTACAGATCAATTACGTTTTGTATTACCTCCAGATTATGTTAACTGGGTTCGTATTTCTCAATTTGTAAATGGAATATTACATCCATTGTCAGAAAACATTCAGACAAATTGGTCTTCTGCATATTTACAAGACAATCAATCAAATGTATTATTTGATCAAGATGGTAATGCATTAAGTCCTCAAGAGTCAGAGTTGAATTTAAATCAAATGTCAGCTACAGCTCCAAGTATATACTTGAACTCCAGTAGTCCTTACAACAACTCTGAAGGATGGTGTATAGATGGTGTATGGTGTTTTAATTACGCTGTAGGCGCGCGTTTTGGTTTAAATACAGAGACTGCAAATTCTAATCCAACATTTACAATAAACAAACAAGCAGGTGTTATTAATTTTAGTAATATTATAGCATCATCTTCTATTGTTTTAGAATATGTTTCGGATGGAATGGAAAATGGAGTAGACACAGATGTTCACGTAAATAAACTCTTTGAGGAATACATTTATGCGTACATTAGATATACTATTTTAAACGGAAGAGTAGGTGTTTCAGAGTACGTTATTAATAGAGCAAGAAAAGACAGATCTTCTTTATTGCGAAATGCAAAAATTAGATTAAGTAATATACACCCTGGCAGACTTTTAATGAACTTGAGAGGTCAGAATAAATGGATAAAATAATATGGCTAAATCAGAAATAGTTACAACTAATTTTACCGCAGGTAGAATGAATAAATCTATCGATGAAAGATTACTTCCTCCTGGGGAGTATATTGATGCTTTAAATGTTCGTTTAGGAGCTACAGAAACTACTGAAATAGGTGCTGTAGAAAACTCCAGAGGTAATGAACAGTTAACTACAATTCAATTTGAAGGTGTCTCGTTGTCATCAACAGCAATATGTATAGGAGCTTATGAGGATGGGATGAGAGAAAACATCTATTGGTTTATACATGACAAAGATTTTCCCTCAAAAGCTGAAGGTATTGATTTAATAGTTTCTTTTAATACTCAAAATCAAGTTGTTCAATATCACGTAGTTTCTACTCAAGTATTAAATTTTGATCCTAAGTTTTTAATAACAGCAGTTGATTTAGTGGATGGAGAATTATTGTTTTTTACAGACGATATAAATCCTCCAAGAATGATTAATATAGGTAGAAATTATCCTAATCCAATTGGTAACACAGATCAGATTGTTGAAGAAGATATATCTGTAATAGTTAAACCTCCTGGTTTTGAGGATGTTGTTGGAGGGAATATTACTTTACCAGCTCCAACTGTTGAACTTGTTACATTACCTGGTAATGAAAATTACTTAAAAGAAAGATTTGTTTGTTTTGCATATAGATATAGATATCAAGATAATCAATATAGCGCTACTTCTTTATTTACAAAACCAGCTTTTGCAGCAAGTACTTTTTCATTTGATCCAAGAAATTATTTAAATGGCGGTATGGTTAATAGGTATAACGGAGCGGTTATAACTTTTAATACTGGTAGTAAGCGTGTTTTAGAAATAGACTTATTATACAAAGAAACAACTTCAAACACTATTTTTGTAATAGAAAGATTCAAAAAAGAAGACTATGGATGGGCCGATGATACGTCTAAAACTTATTCGTTTACAAATAGTAAAATTTATACCACAATAGGTGGAGATGAATTATTAAGACAATACGACAATGTTCCAAGAACAGCAAAAGCTCAAACAGTAATGAGTAATAGATTGTTTTATGGAAACTTTGTTGATGGATATGATTTTAAAAGAAATAGTTCTGAAGGATCAAACATAGCGTTAGATTTTTCAACATCTTATGTTTCAAAAAATGTAGACTTTGTAACTTTGTCTCAGCCAAGCGTTGGAAATGGAGCTTCATATACTCTTTCTGGAACAACTGAAAGTATAGATAATAGTAAAATCACTATTAACTTATCGGAAATTTCTTCTAAGTTAAAACAAGGATCTGTAATAGGTTTTTCTTTTCGTTTTGAACACTCTAAATTAACTGGCACAACAACTACTACTTGTTACGCTGCTAATGAAGAGTTTAAAAACGCAAATTTTGCTATATCAATATCTATTACGTTAGAAGAAAATTACTCTTCTGTTTATGATTTTGCCAGTTCTGCTCAATTTAAAGACGCAATTGGAACAGGTATATTAACAGATGGTAGATTTAAGTCTATACTTTTAGCGGATACAGGAAGCTCTTTAACTGATTTATTTAATAATATTTTAGCTGTTCCTGCTGAAGAATGTGTTTTTATAAAATTTAATAGTAGTATAACTGATGCTACTGCACAGCAAGGATTTGCTTTAACTGCTGTAGTTCCAGGATCTGATACACTTGAGTTGCAGTTAATCGCAATGAACTATCAAAACATAGATGTTACTGATCCAGCAGCACCAATAACAACTAATATTTTTGAATTTTTTAGATTTGTTTCTGGAGAAGTTACTTTTACTTCTGATAATGATACCACAAGTTTACATAGTAATAGAGATTATGAGACAGGTATTGTTTACATGGATGAATATGCGCGAGCTTCTACTGTATTAGTTTCAGAGTATAATACAATATATATTGAACCTGCTAATTCTGTTAGTGTAAATTCAATTTTAGTTCAATTAAGTAGTATAGCTCCTTATTGGGCAAGCAAATATAAGTTTGTTGTCAAACCAAGTTTAGGAACATATGAAACTATATTTACAAATTTCTATTATGTAAGACCAAGTGACAATATGATTTTCTTTAAATTAGAAGGTGATAATGCTAATAAGGTTTCAAAGGGACAGACGTTAATAGTAAAAGCAGATGTAGATGGAGCTTTACCAAGGGTAGAAAAAATTACTGTTTTAGATATAACAGCAGAGGGTACGGATTTCTTAAAGATAGCTGGAGAGGTTGGCTTTGAAGAAATAAGCCAATTGCCTGGTTTATATATGAATGTTAAAAATCAAAATTTTAATGTTGCGATTCCTGATGATTCTGTTATAGATTATGGAGATCAAGTAGCAAATTCTGTAAGACAAGGTTGTAGTCCAGAGGGAAGAAATGTAGGGTATCCTTGTTTTACCACTCAATTTGATTCTGATGGAGTTATTACAGGAACAACACAGTATACTGTTCCAGCTGGTTCAATTATTAAATTAAAATTTAGAGCGCAAAGATCTTCAACTGGTTTTCCAGGTGGAGCTAAAGAATATACTTGGGAATGGGAGCAGCAGTTTGTGGCAAGTAGAGATTTTTTAGATTTAAAAAGATGGTATGATGGAGATAATGTAAATGTAGCATTAGCATCTCCTGGTAATGTAAATGGTTTTGGAGATGACGAAGTAGTCGCTTCTTATGATGCAGGATTTGTAAATGCATCAGTACCTCCACCTCAAAATGAATTTGGGTTTGCCTCAAACCTTCCTTGTGAAGGTTTTAAAGTAAGGTTAGGTTTTGTTCAAGATGTTCCAGGTGACGAAACCTCTCCGTTATACTTTGGTATAAATAGTGGTATACCTGGCGCAAACAGACAATTTGCTTCTCAAAGAAAATCAAGTATATCGGCTGATATTATTGTATTTAGAGCCAACACTTTAATGGTATTTGAATCAGAACCATTAGACGCAAATCCAGATTTATATTATGATGCAAGTCAAATGTTTGATATTGATGCTAATGGAAATCACTTGTCAGGAACAGGAGAGTTTGATCAAAACCAAACTTCTACACAAGATGCTGTTATTGGGTTAGATTTCGCAGATGTTTATACGTTTGGTAATGGTGTTGAAAGTTATAAGATAAAAGATCAATTAGCAGCTAAGAGTTTTCAGTTAGGCGAAAGGGTTTTAGCTGTATCTAATCAAGACTATAAAGAAACGGATAGATTTGAGGGAATGACTTATAGTGGAGTTTATAGTAGTAATAGTGGAACAAATAACTTAAATGAATTTAATTTAGGCTTAGTAAACTTTAAAGATTTAGAAACTTCTTATGGGCCTATTCAAAAAATGCACGCAAGAAAAACTGATATATTAGTTTTACAAGAAGATAAAATATCATATGTTTTAGCAAGCAAAAATTTATTGACTGATTCTACAGGAGGCGGTGTTGTTACATCTGTCCCTCAAGTCTTAGGAACTCAAATAGCTCGTATAGAAGAGTATGGTATTAGTTTTAATCCAGAAAGCTTTATAACTCATGGGTTTGATACTTACTTTACAGATTCAAAAAGAGGAGCTGTATTATTGCTGTCAGGAAACGCACAAGGAGGTCAAGGAGAAAGTTTGACTGTTATTTCCGATTCTGGAATGAGATCTTTTTTTAGAGATGAATTTTATAACAATTTAAATAATCAAAAATTAGGAGCATTTGATCCTTATATGGATGAGTATGTGTTGGCTATGAATCAAATACCAGTGCCTATTCCCCCTCAAGTAATACCATGTGGTACATCTATAAATAGAAGCGGTCTACCAGTTGGTACAGCTTTTCCTTCTACAGTAAATTTTGGAAATGTAATCGGAGATGTTTTAATTGGCTATAATGTAACTTCAGGAAGTATTACAATATCAGTATTATGGAACGGAACTACATTTACAAGTGGCACTTTAACTGGTTCAGGATCATACTCTTGGAGTAAGTCTTTAAATACACCAACTAATGCAGTTGTAACTGTTAATTCTATTGGTTCATCATCAAGTTTTATTATAGATTATAATTGCCCTACTCAAGTAAATATTACTGTTGTGAAGGTGGTTATGAACTCAAATGTTGATGCTAATAAATATATTCATAATGAATATTTCTGGGAAAACTCTACGAATATAAGTCCTGTAGATAGTGATTTGAATCAATTTGGTAATTCGCATTTAATAGCGTCTACCTATGATCCTCAAGTTGGAATTAGATCTTTAGGGGTGTTTCCACTTGATGGAGTAGATTTAACTCTTAGATCTAATAAAATAAATTTTGACGATTATGATTGGGGTTATCCTAACGATAATTTTAAATATCTTTCAAGCAATACTTTGTATCAAAACAATCAGACTGATATAGCGTCTTTATTGACTGCATCAACCACTATACCAAACAGTAGCGTTGTTAGTCCATCTGAAGGGTTGTATCAAGCTACATTGACCGCATTGTCAATTCCTTTAAGTAATCAATATTTATATTTGATATACGACTATAGAACGACATCGTGTCAACAGTTTTGTTACGATGCAACTTCTGCTGATAATGCTTGTTGCGAATGCGTTGTTAATTGTGTTGCTTTTTTAGCAAGTACAAGTCAAGAGGTTTCGGATGTATGTAATCAACCATTGTCTCAAACATATTATCACACTGGATCAGGAACATATCCTGGTTTAAATGATTTTGTTTATTCTTCTTCTATTTGTACCAGTAGTCAAGCAGTGCCTTTAACAGCAGGTTATTATAAATCAGAAGCTACTAAATATATTAGAGTTACATCAAATGGATTAGTAATAGAATTAGTAACTTGTCCTTAAATAAATAAAATATGGCAACATTAGGAACATTTTGTTTCGATGGCGTAAATTTTTCGTCAGCAACATCTTTATACACAGACTCTACATTAAGCACTTTAGCTAATGATGGTTATTATGGTCAAGGATTAATAGTAAGGCAACAATTAAATGGCGTACTACTTAACGCTCAACCATGCAGCGCTTGTTTAGTTCCATGTGGATCAGGACTTTCTGCATCTATCGGTAATCAAAATGGAGTTTTTGATGCTAATATTGATTTAGCAAATGATTTAGGAGCGGTAGTAATACGCTGCTTTATGGGTGGCTCAGTCCCAGATGGTATTATTGCTACATTAAATGGTGTTGGATATAATAGATTAACAGCAGCAGATAACCACAATGGAGTATCGTTAGTTGATGGATCTAATACTCAAGTTGACTATGCTGGAATT